TACTCGCTATACGATGTGCTAAAGCCTTTCCAGGGCTACGCTTGGCCACGAAGGACTTAATATTATCTAACAGTCCCTCTTCAATCTCTTCCCCACGATTCACTGTCTCGTTCAAGAAGTATCGTGGATCTATTCTTTTTGTGTTCTTTCTGCGCGCCATTGTTTCAATTCCCTTGAAGTTTAAAGTTTAGCGTGGGGCCTCTCGACCCCACATAAAGTATGCTACCAGAGCAGCAACGTCGAACTGGTTGGATCATCCATTTTGTCATGATTTCTCACCTCCCTTATGGACCACGCGGATCCCGTAATCATCCACCAACATACTCAAAAAGTACGAGGTTCCAGCACCAATACACCCATATAGAAATGCATCTACGAGCGTATAGTCAAAATTAAATAGTTCTGTATAGGGACTAATGCCCCACAGAAAGACACCAACCCAGAAACCCATGCATAAATGGCAATGGAATAATCGGCCGAAGCCGCCCATTGATTTACACGGTGGGCGGATCTTGTTAAAGATATGTCCGTGAATAATAATAAATGTCATGCCGTAAGCGGCGAGCACAAAGTGTAGTAATTCCATTCTAGTTCTAGTAACGATTGCGGAGCGGATAGTAGTAGTAACCCGGTCGCATCGAGCCTTTCTCCCCATACTGGGGGACTTCGCCGTACTCGGTTGAGTTTCGATCGGAGGGGTGGGTGTACATGTCTTCCAACTCTTTCTCGTAATTGTCTGCGACACGTTCGTGCTCGGATTCATATTCTAAAAATTCAGATATAACATACACCGCAGCCTGCAGAGGGTTGATTTGTTCATTGGCAAATATGCTTCCTTCTAGCGAGCGGAACACATTTCCTCCCTGCACAGAGGCCCTATCAACAATCCCCTTGTCAGCAAGGAGTTCCATCAAACGATTTTGATAATCATAGACATCCTCGGTGGCTGTGTTCTTAGGAAAGGTAACCACCTTAAGATCTTCGGGCATTACGGCAATATCGATCTTTTGGTGATCCATAATCAACAGCGAACCATCAAGGCCTCGGCGCGCCTTTAGTTCTACAGTCGCCTGGGGGCCACCGATCGTAATCTTAATCACGAGCCTGCATCTCCTGCACCAGCTCTTGCGTCTTCAGGATCTTTCCAAGATCTTGCTCGGTAAATTCTCGCTTTCGCAATTCATTCAAATAACCGAGTACTCCCGTCGCTTTCGTACCAATAAGATTTTCGGTCTCTGTCGCTTCGACCATAACTGTCTTCAGACGACCGAGTTCCTGATTTAAATAAATATTCATTCCAAGACCCCCATCGGCAAAACTAGCGATATAGTGATTAAGAAGTTCTTTCTGCTCGGCCAGAAGCGTATCGTATTTTTCATTAAACTTTTTGATGAAAGAGTTGTACGTCAAGTTGTCTAAAGGCTTAAGCTGCTTAGACTCCACCAGAGCGTTAGTGCTGCTCATCTGGTGTACTATGTCTTGCTCAAAAAGAACTCGCTTCTTCACCCCAATGGTGGGGTTAAAAATCGCATTGACCGAGGCCAAGGACTTAAAGTTTGGAACAAAGTTTTTCCACACATCTTGCCCCATCTCTTTGTTGAGAACGGAAATGAGCTTTGATTGCGCATCAAAGATAGTTTTTTCGTCTAATCTTTCGTGGGCTTTTTTGGTCTCGGCCAAAAGCCGCTCTGCGATGGGGCCACTCACGCTCCTGGTCTCCAGGAGTACGGAATAGAGGGACAATTCTTGGGCCAAGATTGTGGTGGCCGAAAAGTGTTCCTTCATTATAGAAACTAGCTTTGTCTTACGCTCGGTGTCTTTTTCTATAACAGCCTTCGTAAATTCTCTTGCTAGGATCTCATATATAAAAGCTGTATTACGCTTCTTGTTATGCTTCATCTTTTTTAGCCTCTTTTTTGTCTAACTCTTCTATAAGCTTGCGAACTTTCACAGTATTCTCTATTAAGCGCGTTTCGCTGTTGTTATAAATAGATTGTTTTTTCTCTTGTAGACCGACTAATGCACGAAGATCAGGTAATCCCACGGCGCCTACGGACGATCCAGCGACCGATCTCTTGCTTCTGCCGCGTCGCGATTCGGGCGCCACCGTATTTCTTGTTTCCCGTCTAAAGCGACCGGAGCCTTTTCTTTGATCATTCCGACCATCCTTGCGCTCATAGCTGCTTTTCTTATAGGTACTGGTATGATCGTCTTCTTCCGAAAGATCTTCTCGGCGGCCGGGTGTCGTCAAAAGGACATCCTCTTCTCCGCCCTCGGGTGCTGCTTCTTCGCCGCCCAACCCTTCTTCGCCGCCGAGATCATCTAGACCCTCCATGTCGCCTCCAAGTTCTCCGCCCATTTCACCTCCAAGTTCCCCACCGAGAGCTTCCTCGGCTCCCTGCTCGGTAACGGTCTCAAGCGACTGCTGATACTTGCGGTCATAAAAAGACTCACGCTGGTTGCGTAAAAACTCTTCGTCCGACAGTCCCAAGATATTATGGGAGATCCAACGCTTGCTAAACGTGCCTTCCGGCACAGCATTTGCCACATCAAATTTGGTACGCAGATATTCCAACTGCTGGAGTTCAGCCAGTCGAGAGGGATTATTAAGAGCCAAGTCAAAGCTAATCAAATCCTCGCCGCGGAAGCCCAAGGTATACAGATGAACCACTGCAATCTTTTCTAGCTCGGACACTAACGATCGCTGAAGGCGCTGGATTGTTCGGGCGAACCGAATATCTTTTTGGGCCAAAGTTGTCTTGTCCTCATTATCTCCTTCAAGGTTTGTCAAGTAGGACTGTGGAACCTTGATAGCTGAAAACATCTTGTCTCGTAGATACTTAACATCTTCAATGTCGTCAAGAGACTTGGCGCCCGGAAGCGAAGTAATCTCTGATCCGACCCCGCCGCGCATAGGAATAAAGTAATCTTCTTCCAGCGACAAAGGATTGTAACGCAGGTCAACACGGCCAGTGTTGGCATCCACTAAGGAGTTGCGCTTCATTTCCGTCTTAACTTTTTCCATATACTGCGAAATGTCCTGAGGTGGAATATTACCCACATCAATCTTGAAGACTCGGCGCTCAGGAGCACGGACCACGCGGTAAGCGATCATTGCATCCTCAAGAAGGACAAGCTGGCGCCAGATGCGGCGTGCAGGATCGAGAACGGAGGTGCCGTAGGGGGCATGGCGATCATTCCCCAGAATCCGAAAGTGAGCAACCTGCCAGTTCTCAAAAGTCATTCCGGCACTATTCCACTGATATTGTACATAATTAGGGTTGGTGGGATCCTGGCCTTCAAGACGCTCGACCTCATTATTAGGCATCCCAATAACTGAGGATACCCCCAGCTTATCGTCGACGTCCAGGTAAAGAAAGAAGTCTCCATACTTACACATGGAGCGAGCCCAGCCGAAAGCGTTAAACTCTAAATTTAAAACATCATAAAAGAGAGAATGTAAAATGGTTTTGATTTCAAGGTTCATGCAAGAGATGTTAAGTATCTCATCGTACTCATTAGAGGTGGACATTTCGTCAGCATAGATGTCCAAAGCAGAAGCAATCTCGGGCATGTATTCCATCTGCTCAAAATCTTGATAACGCTCGGCGCGGTTCTGGTTCCGGAAAGCTGCAGATGTCCACATGTTGTAGTTCTGGGACATGTTAGTGTCTGCCCTCTTGAACTCTTGTCCGCTCATCGATCGGAATCTATACCGATACTTGTCCATGTCGTCGCGGCGCTCCTGACGGGCGACCTGCGTCCGATAATCGACAATAGGTCCAGATAGAAGTCGCGTTAACCTTTTAAACAGAGGAGACGCGGGGTTTCTAGTGTTGTTATCTTTTGCCATAATGTGTTATCCCTTTATTAGCCCTAAATATTTTTGAATAAAATCGGCCGCCTGGGAGGACCGATTGGCTTCTTTTGTCATTTTGTGTCCGCGCATTCCTGGTATAGTGGTGGAGATGTCAGTTTTGGATGTAGAGATAGCGGACAGAAACTGCTTACTATACTCTACATTCTTTTGGCTTTCTACAATCACGGTATCCCTCACCCAGCATCCTATTGCAAACGACATGACCAAGTCATCATTATAACTTCGCATTGCTTGCGGTCTCCCACCTTGCCAAATAAACGTTTTCATTTCAGAAAGCAACCGGCTGGAGTTAATCTTAATTAGTTTGTTTCTCATAAACTCTTCCATCTTGGCTACAATCAGCGGCCTTGTTTTAGAAGAAGTGGTAAAACCTGGCACCACGTTAGACTGCCATTGCGCAGTAACTGGGTCCACATAACCATGGTCTCCTTTAGACGAATGATATAGGTTAGGATACCCTTTATCGATAAGTTTTTTAAGTACTGCGTAGCCTATGTTGTTGTTTTCTATCACCACCATCGGATTACCATATTCGGCCGCTACCGTGTAGAGGATGTCGGCAAAATCGTCAGGAGTAGGTTTTCCCACATATTCGGCTATCACCTCCATTGTCTCTAATTCAAAAATATGAAAAGCGCTGTTATCCTTGCCATCGCCACGAGCGACGTCCGCCACCACCAAGTGAGGCTTTTCTGGGTTGTATTGTTTCCAGATCCAGTAATTTCTATCAAAACCTGTTCGGTACTCCGGGGTTGCTGTCCTTTCCAGGTACCACTGGATATCGTCTGGATGGATGACTGTCTCGCCGGAAACATTGAAATTACATTCAAGCTCCTGTGCGATCTGGCGCTTCGACATATTCTTAGTTTCTTTTTCGAACCAAGTTTTGTTGCGGTCAGGGTGAACATCCCACATAAGAGTTGTCATGTGAAATGCATTAGTTCCCGCCTCTGCTTCCACGCAGTTCTGATGGAACCAGTTACCCACGCCATTAGGTGTGGAGAGGGCGATGCATCGACCACCAGTTGATAGAGTAGGATAGAGCGCCGTCCACAAATCTGCCAGTTTTTCTACGTGGGCGGCCTCATCAACCACCAATAAAGACAACGCCTCTGAACGGCCAGCGTCGCCGGAAGTCGAGGAGCCTTTAATCTGTGATCCATTTTTAAGCTCGAACGAGGTCCGGTTATCTACTTCAATGTCACTAATCCTCATCCAAGCCGGCAAGTTCTTGATGATTGCCTTGACTTTCTTTACAAGGTTTGTGGCTGTCTGGAGCTTTGTGGCAACTACAAGAATGTTTTTGTCGCGATGGAAAAGCATAAGCCATGCGATATAGGCTGCCGTAATTGTCGAAATGCCCAGCTGTCGAGCTTTAAGAATGATATTAAAACGATAGTCGTTAAAGTCTTTTAACAGTTCCTGCTGGTAGTCGTACGCCTGAAAGGGGATCAGTCCCCTTTGGGGATGAGAAATACGACAATAATTAATAGTAAAATAAACCGGGTCCTTGCCGGCCTTAATAACTTCTTTTAAGATTTCCTGCTTAGTTAGGGCTGTCCCCATAACATCCGTCGCTATCCCTTGCGCGTGTCGTTCTTAGGTCGCTTGTTCTTCGGACCCAGAGCCAGCCAGTTCTTGATGGCGTCCTCAAGGCGGTCTTCGTCACTTCCCTCGTTCACTTCCACCACATCGGTAAGGCCGCCGATTTTATAATCGCAATGAGCCTGCACATCAGTGCGGTAGTTAGAAATGCGCTGGACGAGAATGTGATGGTCGCCCTCTTTGGTTAGAGCAAGGGTGTTGCCCGTGATGGCCTTGTACTCTTTCTTAAGAAACTTTACAATTTCCTGGAGCCGGCCGGCAATCTCATTTTCAAAACCATTGTCTTGAACTTCCTTGATTCGGGTTTCAGCCTGATATGTGAGCCTTAAGACCGGGCCCATAAACTTCACGTTAAACCCATCCATGACGCGGCGATCATTAATATAATGTCCGTCTTCGCGCTGAAGGCCAGCTGTTCGTGCTTTCGCGTCAGCCTGCAAAGATTCCTCATGGGCGCCGTCCCATGAAGCATTGGCGGCTGCCTGATTGATTCCTTGAATTATTTCGTATACTGATGCCATGTTATTATTCCTTGTTCGGTCTCCAACCGGTTGCCCATCTTTCCTCCCGCATTTGAATATGCTGTATATAACATTCGAAGCAGGCTTCAAACTTATTCATATACAAATCATCGCGGGGATGAAAAGAATATTT